ATCCCCATCCTTCGTTTGAACCTCTGTTAATAGTAACGTCACATGAGTTGTATAACTTACACATATCGTCTGGTGAGTATCTTGCGTTTGTGAATATTATGTTATCCTGCAGCTCTGGACACAGAGTATCAATGACAGCTAGTAGGTTAGTTCCGTTATCATCCACCGGTTGAGTATGCATCACTAATCGAGTCTTTTTTACCTGCTCTGGTGTTAGTTTGCTTGTGAATAACTTGAATGCTAGTATAATATCACTAGTCATCTTACGACGAATATTTCTATTGTTATATAGAATAGAAAACTCAATATCTTCGCCATTAAATAAGCGTGATTTAAATAATCCGAGCTCTGGGCTTGGTTCAAGCTTTTTGAATGTGTCATGGTTGATACCATGCGGAACGTAGCAAGTCTTAGGTAATGCTTGTGCAATTTCCTCTGCTGTAGTTTTATCTGTAAGTTCTGTGTAATTTCCTTCACCTAATACAAGATGTGATATGTTTACAGACTGTTTACTAATACCCATCAACAAGTCACAAGACTCATAGAAAGCTTTGTTGTAGTGTGGTGCTGGAAGATCGTCCCAAATATGATAGTAGAAGATAGGAATCTGTTGGCGAATCTCAGCAGACATCTGATATAACCATACCCAATATCTAGGATCAGTAAAGTGTACGATAGCGTCTATCTTGTGAGCACCCATTAAGTGACGAATAAGTCCTTGATCACCATATCCGTTATAAGGATAAAGTAAAACGCTTGCATCGTCGATTCCCACCTCCTTATTAACATCTTGTCCTAAGTCGAATATCTTACCAACATCAGGATGGTTGATACCTGCTCCTACGTGAACATAGTTAAAAATGTGTGCGGTACCGAGAATTAACTCTCGTGTCATTGTACCAATACCAGATGGCATACGCATGTCATCTGCTAGAAATAGAATAGTCTTTCTCTGATCTTTTGGAATGTAACCTTGTTTCATACTTTTGATTTATAACTTAATATACGACCTTTTTTTCGATTATCCCTGGCCGACGTAGGGTTTTTTGTAGTTTTTGCTATTTTTATTTTTGCTTTGCTTTGTTTTTGCAATAACTCCTGGACGTTTAACCTTTGGTTTTGCTTTGTACGTTGTTACGTTGCTAACTTTTGCCTTTGCCATTTGATAACATTTGTTTAACTGGTTATTATTAACGTAACTGTATTAACTTTAGTCTCTGTTTCTGCAATGTCTTTTTCCTGTAAGGTATGGTTTAGGACAAGATGTCCCTTTAACATGCTTATGTCCACACTTACCACAACAAGTACTTGTTCCTTCGTTCATAGTATCACCACCACAACTCATACAATCTTGCTCTGGCGAGTACATATGGTTCTTGTGCGCTGCTTGAATGTAGTCAGCTGCCTTGGTAATCTTCGATTGTACCCAACCTTCTAATTCCTTAGGTCTTTCGTTTTCTAAGTGTTGAGCCAACTCCGCAGCCATATTAGCTATTGCTCTTAGGTCTGTAATTGCCATTTCTACCTCATGGTCATCCATAGGCATACTTGGGCCCATCATGTTCTCTAGAATCTTCTTGAATTTCATGCTTTGCTATACTTTTGTTTGTCTGTAAAGTCTCTGAACATCATGTTGCCTCTTAGATTTGCATCCATTTCCATCTTACGAAGGTAAGGGTTGGTTTGTGCGTATGCTGGATCTTCTGATATTGCTTTCTGAGTGTTGAAGAGACCTCTTAGATTTTGATCGTGGTGAATTAGCTCATGTGACAAGCTACGTAAAACATCCTTAGGATGTCTGTTCATTGTATACACGACAACCGTCATTGTCTTTGGATCGTAGTAACCAGTACTACCATAGATATCCTCTCCGTGCTGTGGGTCTGCTATAAACTTGAGCTTCGGTAGTGGATTCATCATCAGCCCATTCTGCTGATAATTCTCTATCATTTCCTTTAAGACTTTTTTAAATTTAGGGTCTTTGTGCATGATTATAAATATCACTCAAGGACGACAATCTTCTTATTTAATTTGCCTAATTTTGTTATGATGCTACCAGTCTTTTTGTCAGCACCAAACACTACACACATATCAACGTAATCAGCATAGATACTATTACGCAAGAACATCTGCCTATTGGTATAGGGCTTTCCATACCAACTCTCAGGCATAACGCTATAGAGGTTCTTATTGGTGTGTGGTGCGTTCATTTCACGATAAGTGTAGCCAAACTCAATAGCATACTTCTTTACGTACTTGTCTGCTCCGAATGCTTCACCTAAACTTATTATTTCTATCTCTCCATCGAACTGCTTTCGAAGACCAAATATAAACTCTTTAATCTTGATCTTCCCCTCGTACAGTTTCGATCCAGTTACTCCTATTCTTAGTTTGCTCATATTTTGCTAATAAATCTATCATTGAATTTCCTAACAAATTCTGTACGTGGTATGGTTCAAAGTTAGTCCATCTCCATCCAGTATCCCATCCTTCTTCCTCAAACATAAACACTACTTTAAGCCATCTCTGACGCCAATACCAACGCTCATAAACATCTTCCCAAGTGAATAACGTTTTATTGAAATAAAGGCAAAAATCAAGGGCTAATCCGTAATTATGAGCTGAATGTCCTGGTCTGTTATTTGTTAGAACCTGGCCAGGTAAGTCTCTTCCATAGCGATACATTAGCTCTTGATCCTTTAATGGTCTTGTACCCCACATAATGTATAGTGGAATACCTTTACTACGAGCCTTATTAAACACTCTCATAGCTGAGTCTATCAGTTTGGGATTAAGTGTGTTAATCCTTTGTACTGATAGAGAATCGAATGTGTCTGATGGCGTTACAACGCTACTCTTTGCTTTTTTGGACATCTTTCTTCGTCTTTATCGTATGGACAGTATTTGCATAGCTTTTGTTTAAGTGCCATGTGATTAGTATCTGTGCGATATTCTCCTTCCTCAGTAAAGCACTCACTTATGAAGTTATCGATTAACTTAACTACTTTGTTACGTGTAGGCTTTCCGCTTGCTGGTACAAAGGTCTGTATACGCTTTGGTGCAAACTCCAAGTCCTCACTAATCTTACGTCTAAGGATAATATACTCCACATCAACACTTTCCACATCCACATCAAACTGCTTTGCATAGTACTCCTTGTATAATACAAGCTGAGCTGTCTTACCTATGTCAGCCTTCTGATACTTGTTCCAACCAGATGTACTTGTCTTGATGTCGTATATCTTTACACGTTTGTTTACCTCATCAAACATTACCAAGTCAATATACCCAATAAAGTTAATGTTAGGTCGTACTTGAATTTCTAATGGTATCTCACAGCCAACAAGCTTAGTTCCCTTTGTACTAAAGTAGGCAGTACGTTTCTTACGTAGGTAGTCTAATATGACAATACCATCGTTATAGAACTCAGTGAGTTGTTGTGGTGTACTGAAATGAGCCTGTCCTTCTGTTAGAGACTGTTTGTACCCATTCATTAAACCTTCTTTGAGAGCTTTACCAAAGTCTATACTATTAGACTCCTTTACCGACTTTTCGTATACAACTGTCAACCAGTTTTGAATCGTCTCATGCATAACTGTCCCGAATAGAGTGTGTATGCTCTGCTCGTACTTACGCAATCCATCCACGTAATCCAACTTCCATCGATTCGGACATTGGTGATATAAGCTAAATTGTGAGTAGGATATTTTCTTCATTCTATAAATATACAAAAAAAAACCGAGCAAGTCAACGGATGTCAACTGCCCGGTTTTAGCGTAACCTAGTTTTGTTATTCTTCCGGTAGGAAGTCTTTGTTTACGTGACCACACTTAGTGCAAGCAAATGCTTGTACTGGTACTACCATTTCCTGTCCGTTTGGAGACAAGAGCGCACTAAAACTCTTTAATATGTGCACTACATTGAAATGGTTATGGCCGCATTCATCGCAGACTATCTCAGTTGACTGAGAAAAGTCTAATTGCATTTGTTGTTGTAACGGTTGCTTAGTATTCATACTGTGGTTGCTTTTCCTCTTCCTTCTCTTTCTCGATGCTAACTACACATTCTGTTGTCAAAAGTGTACCAGCAACTGAGCAAGCTAATTCTAAGGCTGTTCTTGTAACCTTGGTTGGGTCAATAATACCTGCTTGAATCATATCCACAACTTGGTTGTTGCGAGCATCATATCCTGCATTCTTACCTTCACCTTCCGCTTTAATTTGCATTGCAACTGCTTCAGCATTCTTTCCTGCGTTCTCTAAGATTGCACGGAATGGTGCCTTACAAGCTTTCAATACTACTTGGATTCCAAAGTTTTGATCTTCATTCTCAGCAGCTACTGATACGTTAGATGCAATAGTTTGTAAAGCAATACCACCACCTGGTACAATACCTTCTTCAACAGCAGCACGAGTAGCTTGAAGTGCATCATCAACACGGTCTTTCTTCTCTTTCAATTCGATCTCAGAAGCAGCACCAATGTTCAATACAGCTACACCACCTACTAACTTACTCATACGCTCTTGTAAGTGTTGCTTATCGTACTCACTCTTTGCGTTATCGAATTGTGACTTAATGTCTTCGATACGAGCCTTGATAGCTTCTTCTTCTCCACCACCATCTACAATGATAGTTTCGTTTTGGCTAACAGTTACAGTACGTGCAGTTCCTAACATATCGATAGTCAACTTCTCAAGCTTCAATCCTTTAGCTGCACTGATAACAGTACCTCCAGTCAAGATTGCAATATCTTCTAAGTTAGCTGCCTTACGATCTCCAAAACCTGGTGCTTTGATAGCACATACATTTAAGATACCACGAGCTTTGTTCAACACCATAGTAGCTAATGCTTCTCCATCTACGTCATCTGCAATGATAACAAGTGGCTTGCTCTGCTTACTACAAGTCTCCAACAATGGAAGGATTTCTTTGATAGCGCTAATCTTCTTGTCATAGATCAAGATGTAAGGCTTCTCTAATGAAGTGGTCATTGTAGCTTGGTTAGATACAAAGTAAGGTGAAACGAATCCACGATCAATTTGCATACCCTCTACAATCTCTAATGTAGTCTCAGCTGTACGGCTTTCATCTACTTGGATAACTCCATCCTTACCTACACTGTCCATAGCTTCTGCAATAATGTTACCAACACTATCATCGTTGTTTGCAGAAATTGTTGCTACTTGACGGATTTGGTCATTAGTAGATACATCTGTTGATAAGCTACGCAATTCAGACACAATAGCTGATACAGCCTTGTCCATACCACGCTTCATCTCAACTGGATTAACTCCTGAGTTAAGGTGCTTCAGACCTTCGTTGTACATAGCTGCTGCCAATACTGTTGCAGTAGTTGTTCCATCTCCAGCTTGCTTTGCAGCACGCATAGATACTTCTTTAATAACTTGAGCTCCCATATTCTCTACTGGATCCTTCAAGTTGATTTCTTTTGCTACAGACACACCATCCTTCGTAGATACTGGTGCTCCGTACTCCTTTTCAATCAACACAGTACGACCACATGGTCCTAAGGTTGATGATACCGCTGTTGCTAATTGATTAACACCAGAACGGATTTTCTCTCTTGCTTCCGAGTTGTAATCTAGATTTTTAGTCTTCATGTTTATTGATTAATTTTAGTAATAACATCTCTCTCTTGTACCACTTGATACTCTTCGTTATCAATCTCTACCTTTTGTGCAGAGAAACGTTGGTACGCTATAACATCGCCAGGTTTAATCGTGGTCTCAATGAACAAGTCTACACCTGCCCAAAAACCTTTACCTGCGTAAAGTACTTCTGCTTTTAAACACTTCTTCTCCTCCATATCTGGAAGGATAATTCCACCTGCACTTACCTCATCCTGTTCAATAGGTCGGCAGATAAGTTTGTCGCCACATGGCTCAAATAACTGTTTGCTCATAATTTGTTTTGATTTATTTAACTAATATACTCCTAAAAACTCCTTAGGGCAAGGGTTTTTTACTTTATTTGTAAAGTTCTTGGTTTAGCTTCTTCTGCGAATGGGATTTGTATGTTTAACAATCCGTTCTCCATAGCAGCTGTACCTTTTGATAGGTCGTACTTAGATGAAATCTTGTAAGCTAGATTAAAGGAACGTCTTGATACGCCACGAGTTTGATACGTACGTTCTGTTAGTTCTTCTTGCTTTGGTTTACTGTAGGATATTTTAAGCACATCGTGCTCAATGTTGATTTCCACTTCCTCTTTAGTTAGACCGGTACATGCGACTTCAAAGGTAAGTCCTTTCTTGTCTTCGTAAATGTCTACTGGGTGTGGTGCTTTGGCTTCTGATAGAATGTTGAAGCCTGATTGTGAATTGAATAAGTCCCTAAAAAGGACATCGAATGTTGTGAGTTCTCTGCTCATTGTTTTACCTCCTAAGATGGTTAATGGTTAATAAATTGTTTGTTTTGAAACTCTCGCCCTAAGGTCGTTTCAGAAATAAATATATAGTGTTTTGATTAAACGTGTCCTTCTCCAAAATTTTCTGCTACGTTTGGTTCCGCTATTAGTCCAGTTGCAATCTCTACTGTTGTCTCCATACACTCTTTTGTAATCTCTGCAGCTCTATCTACACAGTTATCATTAGCGTTGATTACAAACTCATCGTGAATCTGTAACATGATCTGAGCATCTAGTCCTTCTTCTTTGAATCGCTTGTGGATTGCGATAGCTGATCTGTTCATAATGCTTGCAGCCAATGATTGGATTTGGAAGTTCTTACAGTTGTTCAATCCGTTCTTGTATTCCATACGAATCATCTGTAGCTTCTTTAACTCCTCTGCACTGCGCATAGACTTCTTTAAACGAAAGAACTCTCTTTGATCGAGTAAAGTGTCCTCCATACGCTCGTAAATCTTTTTAACCTTGTCTAAATGTCGAATACGACCAGTCTTACTCTTTACATATCCAAACGTTTTAGCTCGTAACTCACTCTCAGCCATCCACTTTGCTAACTCAGGAAAACCTTCCAAGTAACCATCAATCAACACTTGTGCTTGGTCTGGTTTAATGTTTAGTGACTGACCTATCTGCCAAGCTCCTGCTCCGTATGGAATAGCAAGTGCAATACCTTTTGCACGTTGACGTAGCTCTGGTCTTACCTTCTTCACATAGTTTTCATCGTTCTTGTTTGCGCTCATACCTTTCAACTTGAAGGCTTGAATGGCTACGCGACTGTATAAGTCTTCGTTGTGAATGAATACGTTGATTAGACTTGGGTCATTGCTTACTGATGCGAACACTCGTGGTTCAAGAGAGGATTGGTCACAAATAATCAACTTACGACCATCTTCTGCTTTAATAAAGCTACGTAGAATGTTGTTGTACTTCAATACCAAGTCACTTACCTCTCCTTGTTCCAATACACGTGGCATTTGCTGACAGTCAGAACTAAAACGTCCTGATGTAGTTCCATGCTGCTTGAAGTACCAGTAGTATCGTCCATCCTCACTATTGTCTAAGAAACGATCAATGTATGCTGAGTTGATCTTATTAAGCTTGTTGTAGTCACGAAGCTTTGCTGCCCATGTCCAATCCTTAGCTATCTCTTCAATTAAATCATCGTTGAATTGATCTGTGCCCTTTCTCGTTTGTGAGATTGGTTTAATTCCCAAGTAATTGAAACATAAGTCAGCTAATTGTGATTTACTGCTGATGTTGATATACCCATCCTCTGTTTCTCTCAACAATTCCAAGCTAATACTCATAGCTAATTGTTCTCCTAATATCTTCTCATCACCACTATGTAAGAACTCTTTGACAGGTCCATCTGGTAATGTTGATAATGATTTAGCGTTAAGAGTAGCTCCTTTGTTGTTCTGAGGTAGTTCATACCCCATCTTCTCTATAAGCTTTTGTGCATACCTTCCTCTCTTGGATGGTGGGAAGTTCTTGTATGCTTTGATCATTATATACTCCTTAGCTTTTGGTTGGCTAATGATATCATCTGCAATCTCACTATGCAATCGTTTCATCTCAGCCATGATGTCTTCCTTAACCTTCTTGATTTTAGGAATGTCCATCTCAGAGCCAAACTCTTCCATTTGGATAGTTACTGTCTTGTATAGTGGCATTACTTCCTCTGTAAAGAAGAAATCCCATAGACCTTCTTCCTTAAGGATTGGTAAGTAGTGAGTCATAATGCGAAGAGTCAAGTCGGTATCTGCTGCTGCATATCGTCCTAACAACTCCATGTCAGCTTTAAAGATTTCAAAGTTCTCCTTTGTTACAGTACCCCCATTCCTCTTGATATTCTCTTTCATTAGGATTTGCTCTTCGTTCGCCTCTTTCTCAGCATCCAATCCTAATTGAGCTTGTAACTCGATAGCAGTGTCCTTCAAACCAAATGGTCCATCCTCTTTAAGAGTGTGACGTAGTAACATAGTATCACAATATAGAGCATCACGCAAGTCTACTCCATAGTAGTTCTTGGTGTACCGAATATCGAAAGATCCATTGTGCATCACAAGTCTCTTACCAGTAAGAAGGTTGATTAACTTCTTGGCTGCATCATCTGCTTTCATATCGCCAATGTGTAGGCAATCGAGTGTGCCTGCTTCTCTATTCCACTCCCATGTTGGAAGGTAGTAACCTACTCCAATATCACCAGACACAGAGAACCCAATAATAGTACCAGTTCGAGGATTCAAACTAGTGGTCTCAGTATCGTATGCAATGATGTCGCTGTTAACAATGTGTTGGTGTAACTCTATGAGTTGCTCCTTAGTTCTGACAATGATATAACTTTTTTCTTCCATAACTTTAATATACTCTATAAAAAGCAAAAAGCCAACACTTGGTTGGCTCTTGCATATTCTGGGGGCGTGTAGTTTATTTTGCTATTGTCCAAATATAAAGCTCCTTCTCTAAATCGTCTTTAGGAGATATACGAGCTACTAATTGATAGTTCTTTGTGCCATCTAACTTTGACTTAACTTGTTGGAAAAGCTGACGTGCTTTGTTTACATCGCTTTGTGTCAAATCATCCTCTGCACTCTCTAATCCCATTGCTGGCATTTTTCCAATTGCTGCTTTTAGCTGGTCTAGGTTATTGTACTTTGCTACACCTTTTGCGTAGTCTACCGTAACAAATGGTGCATTGCTGTCAAAGACTCCAGCATCCTGCATAGCATCTAAGTGTTGTAAGCCTAGATCGCTTGCACTCTCTTTAAGAGCTCTGCGAACTTCTTCGCGTATTAGTCTTTTAAGTTTGATTACTGACATAGTGTATTTTATTTATCTAATCCTAATGCGATGATATACTCTTCCATCTCTTCTGGTCCTGCTTGTAGTAAGGTATCCATTAAGTGGGCTTGTGTAGCGTTTGGGTCATCGCAGACTACTAACGATACTTCTCTTTTTGCTGTTGGCGTACTATTATATAGTGCCATTATTCTCTCGTAGTTTACATCTTCTTTTGGCATTTCGTTTAGGACTTTTCGTACCTCTTCGCGGATTAGTTTGCGAAACTCTGATGCTTTCATTAATCTTTTGTATATCGGTTAATTAAATCTCCTAAAGATACATATGATCTGCCTCCACTATATCCTCGAGCTTCTGACATAGCTCTTAACAGCATTTTAGCTTCTGGAGAGTTCTCCATCTCCATGACCATTTTCTTGAGTTTAGCTTCGTATGTGAGTATTTTTGGAGCCATTTGTATAGCCAGGTCAATTACCTTTTGACCATATCTCTTAACCATATCATCATCGTACTGAGTCTTTACACCAGAGTATCCGTATAGATCAGCTACCTTGTTTTCTAGACCACTTACCTCGCTCAAAGCTCCTTTGACTTCTTCGCGGATTAGTTTTTTGAATTGCGATGCTTTCATTTTTTTTATTTTTAACGTAAATCCAGAAACCATCCATTTTCTAAGGCCTCTCTTGGCATCTTGGTTGGTTTATCGTCTGCATAATCTGCTTCATAACGTAGAAAGCAGTTAGTACCTTCTATCTTTACTATGCTAGCAAAGTCTAAACCTGCAATCCTTACAAGATTATCACCAACTTTAAGTTTGGTTTGTGGAGTTATTCTTACCCACTTACCAGCTTTGAATGGCTTTATTGCTCTAGCATCCCCCCACCTTGGAAAGGCAGTTGGGTCTAAGTTGTCTTTGACATAAGCTATTAAGTCATCTACAGATCCTTGCAATGCACGATGTATAACAGTTATTTTAGCAAGGCTTTCTAGCTCGTCTGGTTTTAACTTTCTACCTACTTTCTTTGCTCCTAACTTGTAGATTGCCATTAGTAAGTTAGCGGTATCCTTTTTAACTTTGGTGTTGTTTGGGTAAGCGTTGAAGCGCTGTATAGCTTTGGTAAGAATGGTTTTCCACTGATCACCAGGGTTGGCAAAGTCGTAAGTAGTTGGAGCTGCCATTGGCGCTTCCATTATTGCTTTACTAACCTCCTCACGGATTAGCTTTTTAAATTCTGATGCTTTCATTAAAATTGATGTTTCCTATAAATAGTCAACTACTCCGTTAATACGACACTGTCCCTTCAGAAATTCCACGTTGCTCTTTACCAAGTCCATATTGATCTGACTCATGTCATATGTCTCCAAAAAGTTGTGTGGAGTAGGTATACGAGTAGTGTGATCGACGTTAAAGTCTTGATTGTGAGAAGCTGCAAGTACTGGGAATACTGAGTCTGTACTTCGCATTGCTGGATGGTCATAGTAAGCAAACTCTGTTGGGTCTCCTTGACCTAAACAATGGATAGGCTTTAGTAATAGGTTATGCTCCTTCAAGTAGTCATAGGCCATATGACGAGCTTCCTTGATACCTTGATCATCTGAGAAGTCTTCTAACCAAGCTTGTGGTACAGCAATCTTAGAGAACCCAATAGTTTGAATCCAATCCTGCTCCAGTCCCCACTTGTATGCTTCCAACCAATCCTCCTTAGTCTTACCTTGTGGACAGAAGAAGATGTCAGTGCAATCCAATAAACCTTCTGCTTCCATACGGTCACGGAACTTGATAGCATTAGCAATTGTAGCATCCTTATCGAATAGTACGTCTGGTGCAATTACTTCACTTGGAGCTAATTCCTTTACTACTTGGATCAATACATCCTCAGTCACTAAAGCTCGTTCAGCTGCTGAATTGTCTAATGTAATCCAACGTTCCAAGTCCTCATCCATTTGATCATAGATGAAGTTGCGATACTCTTCAGATTGTACCCACAAGTGGGCCAATACAAACAATCTATCCCCTAACTTCATAGGTTCAAGATTGCTTAATGGTGATATAACGTAAAAGTCCATCTTAGAATGTTAAGGTGTAGACTACTCTGATGACAATCTGATCAGGAGATAGGTCCTCTTTCAATTGCTTAGCTACTGCATAATCGATGCTAACGCCTGGCTTCCTTTCAATCCAAAGTTCATTAAGGAATGTTGATGATGTGACGTTACCTTCTTTGTTGCGTGTTACTTTGAACACTGCTACTTTTGCTTGTTCTTGATTCATGTTATTGTTTATTTGGTTACTATAAGTAATTGTTGTGCTATACGATGATGGTGCTGTTAATGTCAGTCCTGATGTTCCGTTTAGTGTCAGTCCTGATGATCCGTTGGACAAAGGGATGCAACCACTAGTGAGGTCGCTAGGGGTTCCATAGTGAATTTTAGGCTCCATAACGACTTTGATCTATAAGGTTAAAGAATTCTTGACGTGTACCAATCTCATTAGAGAAGAAGTATCCAGACATTTGTGAGGTCTTCATTACTGAGTCCTGCTTAATACCACGACACTTTACACAATTGTGTTGAGACTCAACTACTACAGCTACTCCACGATTACCTACACACAATTTATCAATGTGGTCGTGAATCTGCTTAGTCAAGCTCTCTTGGATATTAGGACGACGTGAGTAGAAGTCTACAATACGATTCAACTTACTCAATCCTACAACCAAATCATCTTTCTCCTTGCCTGGAATATAAGCTACGTGAGCTACTCCTGAGAAGGTTAGGTTATGATGCGCACACATACTCATTACTGGGATACGTGTTTGACAGATTAGTCCTGTATACCCTTCATCGTTAGGGAATGCAGTAATCTCTGGCTCTTCGCTAATTGAACCTGCGATAAGGTCATTCACCCAAGCTTTTGCTACACGGTAAGGTGTTCTATCGCTATGTGGATCTGCTTTCCAGTCAAACCCCAATGCATTAAGGAACTGACCGTAATACTCAGCAGCTTGTTGGATCATTTGTTTCTTCTCTTCTTCTGTACGAGGCATATTGCCATTCGCTTTTTTAAGTAACTCCATATTAGTTGTTTATTATTCTTAATTGTTTCTCAAATATACTAAAAATTTCCTGACATTCCAACTCAATTGGTTTGTTGTCAGCAACATCAAAAGGCTCTACGTCCTTTATGTCTCTACGAGATTCATATCGTCTCTTACGTTCTTCTACTGGAACCTCTAGCCAAACCAACTCTGCATCAGGATAGTGCTTCAGTACCTCATGCACAATAGAAGCTTGTCTGATTCCATCTACAACAATGTGTGGATGCTCATCGATAATGTAATCGAGTGTATCGAGAATTGAGTTAGCAATCCTCTGGTCCAAGTGCATTGTGTTCTGTAGCTCTTCTCTGCTTGTGCTGTTGATAATATCTCTCACAAGATTAGATACCACAATACGACAAGAGTCTGGATAGTAGGAAGTCTTCCCACTACAAATACGTCCAAATAGTAATGTTACTCTCATATCTCTACTATACCAAAAAATTCACCATCCTCTGATACTGAACAACGACACAATCCAAAATAGTTTAATAAATCTTCGGCAATCATTTCGCAACTCATTGCTCCAAAGTTACAACATCCATAAGTTGGATCGTACCAAGTCTTAGCAACGTATTGTTTGATCTTGTGCTTAAAGTCGATGAACTCAATGTCACGATCTCCATGCTTTACCTCTGCTCTGCAGTTGATTTCAAAGGTATGTCTGTGTAAATGCTTTAAGTATTCTACGTGAGGTAGATTACAATCTGGCCAGTGATGTAGGCCTTCAACGTCTAGTTTTACTTCTATGTACTTTCTCATAACCTAAAGATACAAAAAAAGGCTTACAAATGCAAGCCTTTTTCAAATTATTTTTAACTCTTTACTTAATATCGCCTGTACGCAACATTGCTGATATGTCGGTAAAATATTGCATTTCTTCTGGAGTTAGCTTTGCCTTAATGTACTTAGCAATGTCAGTTAATTGATTTGCGCGTAAAGCATTGTTTTGTCTGGCTTTGGCTGTTATGCTATCGCTATAAGGTGGTAAAGCTTTGTACATATCCTTAAGCTTTGTATCGTTTTGGAACTTTACCAATATTGGTTTAATAGTTTCTAAACGACCTTCTTTCTTTGCAATAGCAGCTGCTTGTTTTGCCTTCTTTTCCATTTTATCTGCTATAGCTCCGGCTGTTACTCCTAATGCACCTAACACAGCAGGTACACCAGTGAATAATGCCCACAAGCCTGCAAGACCTCCTGCTACTCCTAAAGCGATATCACCAACTAAGGCCATATCTTCATTTAAACGTTGTTCGTTGACTGCGTTGCGAACTTCTTCGCGTATTAGCTTTCTAAATTCTGTTGCTTTCATTTTTTTGTTAATGATGTTTCCTATAAATAGTCTCCAGATAGCAAAAGATTACTTTACATCTTTATCTTTTTGCCACTGTCCATCATACAATTCAGCAGTACTGTTCTCGAAGATAATCACTTGAGCAACACGAGCTCCTAACTCAATGTCAATTGGTTGAGTAGCGATTAATACACCACCCATCTCGTCTACTTCGAATCCTGGATCGTATACACCACTTGTGATGATACCTCCACAACGCAATACGCTTGAACGATGTCTAATGAATGCTGTATGGTTAGCATCTAATTTGATTCCTTGCTCGAAGGTTAGTGAGTAGGTTCCTGGTTGTAGTTGGAATAGGAACTTCTCGTTTGAAGTGAATGTTGGCATCACATCAACGTAGTCCTCTAACTCTGTCTTGTCCTTCAACACTACACCACCACTAATCTGTTTCACTCCTTTAAGAGTTAGGTCGTAACCTACTTGAGCCTTTGCACCTTTACCTTTGGTGTCCAAGAATTGCTCTACTTTGTTTGAATCTAATAACATATGTTTTTATTTTTACTATACGCCTCTTTTTGTATCAAAGGCAATGATATGATCTCTTCCTGTCATATTATATCCTTGCTCAGCACACATATCGAATACTAACGGATACATCTTAACTAACTCCTCTCGAGTATCTCCTGCTGGCATGATATAAGTCTTGTCCTTTGGAATGTTTAAGAATCGACGTGCTCCTTCAATCTGTGCAAGGTTCTCCTCAGTACCATCCCAAACTGGTTTGAAATGATAGTCATCATGGAACTCAATCATCTTTGTGATTGCTGGATAGTTGAGACGGAACTTGTTGTGTTGCTTAATCATTCTGTCATCTACAATATCACCTTGTGGAGTTACTGCTCCTAATACTGGTACTGAGTTGTTGAACTTAGGGCTGATGCTTAACAATCCGATTGGGTAATCAGTCTCGATGTAATGCGACCCTTCAGTCTCAATTGTGATAAGAATACCTCTATCATGTGCAAAGTGAGTAAGCTCATTTACTAATGCTGGGTGCATTGTAGGAGATCCTCCAGTTAGCATCATCTCTTTAATGTGTGGGTTCTCATCATAAATCTTAATGATGTCATTGAACGTGAATGTACCCTTCTCAGGATGGATACTTGTGTACCAACTATCACACCATCCACCTTCTCCAAAGTAGCAACGGTGAGTGCATCCAGTTGTACGTACAGCAATAGTAGGACGTCCAAAGCGACTGCCTTCGGATTGAATGCATTTGTAAAGTTCGACTATAGGTAGTACCTTATTATAATCTTCTAATCTCTTGTTCATATTGAATTTATCTAAAGTACTCATTTAAGAACTCTACTGGGTATTTCAGGATCCGTCCTGTATACTTTGGAGTCTCAACAAAGTGTGAGTCAATTTTTACTCTTGCTTTAGCAGCTGCTTCAGCCACTTGCTTACCTAACTCAGAGCCTGCTGGCTTACCTAAGTATTCAAATAACGATTTCGTTTCCATATTTTATAGTTGTGACATTAATTCTAAAACTCTTTCTTTTCCTCCTGCATGTACGTACAAAGGAGTTCCTTCTCCAACATACGCACCGAAGACATTGTACTCAAGATAATCCCAAGCTTCTTCAGAAGACATACCATCTTCTTCCAACATCTCAACCATCTTCTCGCGATCGTAGATTACTCGGAATACGTCTCCTGAGGTATCTAATCCAATGATTGCATCGTCGTAACCTTCTACGAGCATTGTCTCTTTATTACTCTCCATAGCTTGCTGCGTTTCTTTCATGTTCATATACTTCTACTTTAGTAGCTTTAACTCTACCTTCTGTTTCTTCGTCTAAAAATGTATTAATTATATCATACAAATACTGAGCAAATCGTTCACAACCAGTTGATGGTAATATACGTAATTGAATAATACCATCCTTCTCCATTTGAATAAAGTTAGCTAAGTACGGATCGTCTTGTGCTATAATTGTAGTATGGTCTAATAACCAATTAAAATAATCTTTTGGAGACTTTCCAGCAATCTTAGTATTAGCTCTTTTCATACCACCGAAATCAAATACCCAGTTACGATGGTCTAAGTCACCTTCAAACCACACTCTAAACGATACAGCGTATCCATGTAAGAATTGACAATGTGTTCCATCTGCTTTCCATTGACGGAAGCAAGTTGAGTATCCATCGAATAACTTGGTTGATGTAAATTTGCTCATGCTTTTTGATTTTCTTTTGATAATTTTCTATACTCTGAATATAAGCAAACTAAGTCAGACTTGCAACGGCTAAGTGCTTTGGTCCAATGATCTTGTCCAAATTCTTTATGTAAGGCTTCTCTTAGGTTTGATAGTAGTCTTTTTTCTTCGTTGTCGTGATCTTCCATTAGCTTGTTGTACCTCTTAACGTACTTGCGTTGGATTTCATCTAAACGATATTGCAAACTCTCAGGACCTGCATTCCAGCCTTTGATTAAAGCTGCTTGGTCTTTTTTACATGAGATGAGTTCTTGCTTGGCTTGGTCTGCGTAGTCGCTATAATCGAAGTCTCCGTGTTCGATTTGTTGTAGTAAGAACGATTTGCCTCTTAATGCGTCTTTACGCTGTAACTTAGCCTTAGGCTTATGCCTACGCCACCAATTGAACTTTCCCATAACTTGTGTGCTTTTTTATAAATATACTCCTAAAAAAAGCAAAAGTCAACGCTTGGTTGACTTTTTTTTTAGATAGCTGCTAGCTCTTCGACTTCGATCCGTATTTGATCTTTTGAGAATCTAAATACGAGAGTTGTTTTGTAGGTATGGTTGTTAATCGTAAGTAAGTACGTTATGTAGAAACCTGCCTGCCCTGGTGAGTCTATGACTTTGATGCTCTGTACAGACTTCTTTTCATCGACCGCTGAATTAGATGGAAATTCAGAAATAGTCCCAGTTGAAGCATCGTTCTTACCGATTGCTTTGTAGAAGTTTGGATTTAGTCCATGTTGTGCAATTGCAAACATTGTAATTGCTACAAACGGATTCTTAACCTTATCTAGATAGTCTGCAAATGCTGGTGTTACTTGTTTTGTTCTCTCTGTCCACTTTTCTATTAGAGTAGATGCTAGATCGTAGGTTGCTGCCTTTTGAGATAAGAGTGCTTGGATCTTTCCGGAGTCTAATTTTCCCTTGTTATCTGCTTTGTTTTTAGCCTCGATACTCTTCAAAAAGCTTCGCGAGTCTCCCTCAACCTTTTCAATTTTCAAAGCTTTAAGGTTGCTTACAAATCTTGTGTAGGCTTGTTGAAAAGTTGTGGCTGTGTCAATGGACTTACCCAACTTACTGCTAACAGCCTTTGTTGCTTTCTGAATAAGCGCTTTGTTAGTAGATAGGTACTTGGTAAGCTCTCTGACTTCAGAAGACTTGCTTGGTACTCCTGATAAGTTTGCCATCTTAGCTAGTTGAAGTACTGCTTGTCTTACTTTAGCAAACACACCCTTGTCCTTTTTCCAGTCATCGGAGGTGAAATAATACTTATCAAGTCTTCTACTAATATCTCTAAATTTGATAATTTGTTGGTTACTTGTGTCTTTTCCTAGTTTATCTTCCTTAGTTACTCCATCAACAACTACATTCTTAATAAAGGTTGTTCCTTTGCCAGCTTGGGCTTGTTGCATCTTAAGCGATACTGCGATAATAGGACCTCTTGGATTGGCACTTCCGTAAAAGTAACTATTCAAAGAGCCTGCACCTACATTAAGTCTTTTGGTGTCTAATGCTTTTTTAGCTTTTGATTCGTCGAGAAATAGGTATATGTCCCCAGGGCACCAGTTGTCTGGAAAGTATCCTTTGATGCTGTAGTTTGATTCTATTAGTTTAACGGCGTGTGATCGAATTGCGTTAAAGACGGCTTCTCTGCGAGCCATTCCTGGTTGTATCTGATTAAATGCGCTTGTAATGGCATCGGCTGCTCCTACTCCATTATTGATAATCATTATATCAGCTTTGTTTGTTTTGATATCGCTAATTGCTTCACCAACGTAATCTCCCATCTTTGCGTATCCTGATATGCCATAGTTTTTGCCGTACTTCTTTGCAATGATACCTAGTTTACTTTTTAACGCTTTGGAGATCTTAATTCTTTGGGTTGGATCAAGCTTCTTATCTAGACCACTTCTATAAAGATCTACAATTGTCTTGTCTGTTAGGTTGGCATCTACAAAAAGACACACCAAGGCTTCTTTTACATCTGTAGGATTTGAGCTTAGTTCTGCTGTTGCTATTTCTGGTAAAGGAAGGCTTTCGCCAAACTTCTCTTCCAGTATCTCATTAAGAATCTTAACCTCTCCATACTCTGTAAATACACCATCCACAATGGTAGGATACCCTTTTGGTATTCTATAACACCACTCAGTCATAATATCATTCCAGTTTAATTTAACTGCTGGAGCTTCTTCCTGCTTTTGTGGTTGTTCTTGCTTACTGTTTAACTGATTGTCTAGTATATTATCGAGGTTGATGGCCATTACTGCAGATTTTCTAGTTTGTATTTTGTCGACAATATCAAAGTTACGATTGTGTCTATGTCGTTCTGGAATTGAGATTCGTCTAGCTTAGGATCTTTGCGAAGTTTATCGATAATTGTTAGTAGCTTTTCAAAGTACTTAATGACATTATCCTTCTCCGCATTGTTGTCCATGGTATCAACTGCATCAAACTCTATAAGTCCATGACGACCTTGGTATGCTTCTGCTAAACCATCTACTAATGGATCGATGCCCTCATAGTACTTTTGCAGGGCCTTGTGAGCTGCGTAAGACTTTGTTCGTAAGTGAAATACGTGCGTTTGAGTTTGCGAGTGTAGTAATATTGACGCTAATTCTTTCATGCTATTTTAATATAAATATCACTTACCACTACTTCCAAAGCCCTTTTCCCCTCTTTCTGTCTCAGAAAGCTCTGTTTCTTCGACAAACTTCACTTGTGGGTATGGTATGATTACCAATTGTCCAATGCGGTCACCTATCTCATATATTGTAGAGCTTGAGTGACTTGTCTTGTGGAAAGTAAATTGTATCTCTCCTCTATAACCACTATCAATAACTCCTACTGAGTTTGTTAGGGCTAACTCATACTTACGAATTGAGCTTCTTGGGAAGATTAGTCCAACATAGTCTGCTGGTATCTCAAACGCTAATCCAGTCCCATAAGTAACTTGATTGCTATCATTACTAAGAATTCTCACTGCTGTTAAATCTAATCCAGCATCTCCAGGTTTTGCATAACTTGGAACTATTGCACTTGGGTGCAGTTTTTTAATTGCTACTTGTAACATCGTTTATTTGTTGCTTTTTATTTTTTAATGTAATTAACTCACATAGATATAAAAATCGATGGATTGGAAATGCATTTTTCATTAAATTCACATCTTTATGAACCCAGACTATATTATCTTCTGTGTAACCTTTGCTTGAGTCTAAGCGATCGACTGATGCTGTAGTTTCTTCTTTTGAATCTCTTGCATTTAGTTGTATAGGAATGCCCGTGAAAAAGCATTTTTTATTTTGTTTTTGATAGAGTTCCCACAAGAGTTCTTTGGTGACATCAACTACTAATCCTCGTTGCTCTGCTCCTCTCACTAACCTAGAGTAGAATGTTTGAGAAACTCGGCCAATGCCTTTAAATTTGGCATTAAATTCAAATTTATTCTTACACCCACAGGATTTTGTTTCACCTGCAATTAGCTCTCTCGATCTAACAACCTTTTCTTTCCCGCAATCGCACACACAAAGCCACCAAACACTCAGTTGCTTGCTTTTTGTGGAAGTAGGTTTTGGTGCTTGTTTAATTGCGGTTAGGTGACTAAACCTTTGATTAGTTAAATCTTTGATGCTGCCCATAGAGTTGAGGTTTATGATTCTTTATTATAAATATCATCCTCAACATCTTTTAGGTGAATAAATCTTGGGTCTAGTGTAGTATTTCCTTTTTCATTAGGCTTTGTGTACGGACAGTTTGTACAAACGTTTCCACAACACTCTCCTCTCTTCAACAAAAATTCAGCAGAAAGGGGCTCACGCTTTTTCTGCGCGAGCTCCTTTACATACTGCTGAAATATCCAATCTTTACTATCCATTTGGATTACTTAATTTCACATGCACCACCACCACATGCAACTTCACCTTTTAGGTCAGTGTTGTCATCTATCTCAACAACTCTACTCAAGTCAATGTTAGATAAGTGTGCCATCATTTCGTTATACTTTTCTTCAGTACAATCTTCGAATGGTGCTTGGATATAAGATCCTCCATCATAATTCAATACAGACAATCCGTTGTAGTGTTTACGATTTGTCCACATCCACTCTCCAACTGCTACCCACTCTTCTGGTTTAATAGAAACTGTAGCTGATACGTTGTGAGAGTTCTGTCCTGTTCTATGTCCTGGCTTAATCCACTCTTTGTGTACTCGTTTGATACGCTCAAGCAAGTCAATAGGACTCTCGTTTCTTAGAATAGCTCCTGCTGGCGCTTTTTGTGGAATCGAGATAACTGCTGTATCGTGTGGACGGAAATACTCATCTTCGATTAGCTCTGGGTGGTAGATTGCTAAGTAAGAGTAGATTGCTTCGTTCTTACCTACACGTACACGTCTGATGTAGTAATCGTTGTGCCATGCATGGATACCTGAGCTTGTTCCTAGTGTTAGTGAAGTAGTACCAGCTGGCTTTACAGTTGTGCAACGAGCTGATGCATTGATTCCAATCAACTCAGCTACACGAGCATTCTCTTTAGTAACTTCGTTAGCTGCCTCAGTCATATCTAATCCTAATACAACTCCTGATCCAATACCAGTCATTGATACTCCGATCAACGCATCCTTCTCAGTTGTACGCTTCCAAATATCACGTAGGTAGTGGAAGTTGGTATAGCTTGCTTGCAATGTTCCAATGAACGCTGCTGCCTTTACTCTTTCATTTAAGTCTTCTTGCGACTCAACATCCGATACATTCACTTCACATAAGTTACAGAATTGGAATGGACGTAGAGCGATCTCACAACATGGGTTAGTTCCCCAATCCTTATCGTTTGTCAAGTAGATACCAGGCTCACCTGCTCCACTTAATTCCACACGCTTCCACAAGTCCAAGAAGAACTCCTTAGTCATCTTATGACGTAGCAATGCAGCTGAATTGTTTGCACGACCTCTTTGTGGATTGTTCTCCCACCAAGCGCCTGACTTACAAGCAATCATCTCATCATCATCCGCTGAAAAAAGCGAGATAAGGGCTGCACGACGAATACCGCCAGCAAGTACAGCGTCAGCAATATGGCACACGATGTCATGTACTTCAATTGGCGAAAGCTTTTCTCCATCCTGTTTTGTATCTAAAATTCCTTGTACTTTAACTAAACACTCTTTAAGAGGTTGTGGGCCTGGTGCCTTTCCCCCTGAAGTAACTAGTCTTGCACCTTTAGCTCGAATGTCAGAAAAGTCAAATTCTATCTTAGAAGATCCTGTGAAGTAGCTTTTTACTAAAGCTTTCACTGCATCTGCCCAACCTTCAATACTATCAGCAATGAGGAATCTTTTTGTACGCTTTGTGTTAGGCTTACGAACTTCTGGTAACTTTTCAACGTGGTGCTTCTGTACTGAGTATCCAACTCCAGTACCTCCTAATAAAAGGAACATAGCTTCACCAAATGCTCTCCAGTCATCAATTGGCATATAAGCACAATTGTAAACACGGTTTGGGCTAATCTCAATTGGCTTACCAGCAAACTGCATACTGCGCATTGATGGCAAAATCTTTTTGTTCAAGACAAAGTCATATGCATGCTCTATCTCTTCTTTTAACTGCGGGAACTTCTTGACGTGCATCTCCTTGTTACGAGTCACTAACTCGTCCCACGTCTCTCTTCTTTGTAGCTCAGGGATATACTTACTGTACTTCATAAAGACAGTGATATCGCTAAGAATCTCATTGCTAATTTCTTTCATTTTGGTTTTTTGGTTTTTATATTATTAACTTTCGTAACGACTGTAGGGATAAATACCCCATATGCTCTCGTTGAAACGTTATTCTATATTAAAAAATCTTAAACTAATCCTTGAAGTTCTTGGAACTTGTTTCGTAGTGTACTCTTCAGCACCTCTTCGTGGTTAGCCATTGTCTTTTTAGTATCAATTCCTTCTATAGTGTTCTCTGCAAAGATGTTGATCTTACACACACTCATGTTCATCTTACTTGGGAAGGTTAATCCATCTGGTCCGAATCGATTCTTGATAACGTGCCATCTTCCAGTACCACTCAACTTATCTGTCGTTTTACGTGATAGTGATACTACAAAGTCAGCAATCATCACCTTGGAGTAAGACTCTGCAATCTTCTCTGCACCAATGATATCCTCTTCCAATGCTGATCTGTTTGCTTGCGATGCTGTCCATACTGGAAAGCCATAAGTACCTGATAGACCTCTCAAGTCTTCGTAGATGCTACCCAATGCTTGGTCGTGTCGTTTAGTAGAACTGACATTTGTTTCTCTCAACAAGTCAGCGTAATCGACAAGCACAATGTCTGGTTTGAATCCTTGCATCGTACACTTTTCTAAGTGTGCTGTCAATGTACCCACTGTAGCTGTCTTAGTTGGATAGTACTTGATAATAAGATTACCTTTCAACTTACCAACTGCATCCTTAACTTCGTCAATGTGAAACTTCAAGTCCTGGGATGGTATGTTTGTATAGTATGAGTCAAATCGCGATCCTACATACCCTTCAGCCAACTCCATTGTATAGTAAATGACATTCATTCCTCTTTCAACAGCAGCTGCTGCAATACTAACCAATGCCATAGACTTACCAATACCAGCTGGTGCTACAAAGACTCCTAACTCACCCTTACCTAATCCTCCATCCATAATCTCATTAATTACTTCCCATGGAGTTTCAACTGGGTGACGTACATTAGCTTCGTATCGTGCATCAACATCTTCATTGTACTCGTGACCAATGTTACGATCACTACCAGCCTTCATTGCATTATCAATGTTAGCTTTAATCTCATCATACTTACCACCTTTCAACAATTCAACACTCTCTAAGATGGCATTCTTCAGCTTTTGATTTTTACAGAAGTTAAGAAACTGGTCTTTAACGAACTGTACGTCATCAGCATCCAAATAGTTCATGATGTCCTTTAGTTGCATAATTACAGCTGTCTTGAGAATATCAATTTCGATAGACTCAACATGGACCTTCAACGCATCTAGAGTAGGTGTTGTCTTGTATTGTTTGTGATAGTCTAAGATGGTCTTAGCTATCCACTTTGAAGCATCAGAACTCATATAGTCTGGTTCAAGCAAGTCGCTAATCTGTTGCAAAAACGGCTTGTCTTTCATAAGAACTGCCAAGACTTTCGCTTGGAAGCTTGTTCCATATTTTTGTATTGTATCTGAACTCATAAATGTAATATAGGTAAAAATTAATGAGTTTGCAAAGCAAATCCATCTAACTTTTGGAACACATCTCGCAACCACATATCCGGATTCTTGATAGCTCCAGTCATCTTATCTTCCATAAGCATTTTATGAAAGTGAATTTTGTTGCATCTTGGAATTGGCTGCTCTAGTGTGTCAATGATTCGCATCTTAACTGTCATATTAATGTTGCTCTCAGAGAGCTGCATTAACTGAACATTTCTGTTTATTAAGTCCTCAGATGCTAGGAACTTCTGGTAGATTTTCACCTTAGCTGGTTGGGTGGCTGCAAAGTCCATTAGCTCCTTTAGAGTCACCTCTCTATCCTCTGTTAGAAGGTTAAATTTACTATGAACTGTCTTATCACCAATTCCATCCACTCCACCAATGTTATCACTTTTATCGCCAAGTAATGCACGATAAAGAGCAAAATTACGTGGGTAAATGCCAAACTCAGTATGAACATCCTCTGTGTAATAGAATTTCTTTTTGGTAGGGCTCCAAATGTGGATTCTCTCATCCACTAACTGGTAGAAGTCTTTATCTGAAGACATAATGAACACTTGACTATCCTTCTTTTGTAGTAAGTAATCGTTAGCGATGTAAGCAATTACATCATCTGCTTCAGTTGCTTCTGCTGTGATAACGGTAACTGGCAAGTGTGCCAAGTATTCGACCATTCGTATTAGTTGCTCAAGTTGGTTGTCTTGTTTATCAACAACTTCCGATCTATTCAATCGAATCTTGAACTTTCTATTTGCTTTGTATTCTGGGTAGACTTGTCTTCGTTTAGCTGAACCATTCTTACCATCAAACGTCATAATCACTCTTGTTGGATTAATGTTCTTAATAGCGTGTCCAATGCTAAGTAGTGTGCCTGAGATACCACCAACGTGCTCTCCGTCGCTATTGGTAACAGGGCTTGCTGCATACGATCTGATGAACGTATTAAGGCCATCGATGATCAACACCCTAGAATTAAGGTGTTGATCGTCTTGTGGTCCTCTTGTTCGTAGTTCGTTTAGTAGAGCTAGATAATTAGTCTGCGAGCTCATCGTCGTCAACTGTTATACTATCTGGGTCAATGTCGTTATCTCCCTTGTACTTCATAATAAAGATATCACATATCTTCTTGTAAGAGTACTCGTAAAGATCTTTGTTTGTAGCCAAAAGCTCTTTCCACTCCTTAGCCATAAAGCGATGAACTTCTCCAGTCTCTTCATTAACTAATGTGTAATAGGCTCCTGACGTACTAACAACTCCATAGTCCTTCATTAAAGCCAACCAACTGTTCTGATCATCGATTCCAGAATTGAAATAGATATCGAATGTAGCTTTCTTGAATGGAGGTCCCATCCTGTTCTTGATAACTTGAGCTTCGGTTTGCACACCAATGATTTGTTCAGTTTTACCTGAGCCACTCTTTAGCTTACCAACTCCCTTTAGTCTTACTCTACAACTTGCATGGAATCCTAAAGCCTTACCACCAGAGGTAGTGTACTTGTCTCCAAACATTACACCCATCTTCTCACGAAGTTGAGATGCGCATAGTAATAAAACTCGTTGCTTTCCAATCACGTTAGTGATCTTACGCATAGCTTTCGACATAACGATAGCTTTTGCTGTTGCCCATCCATCCTTATCATAATCTGCATCCTGCTCAATCTTAGTTGTAGCTGCTGATACAGAGTCGATAACAATCGATACCAATCGGTCCTTAGAACTTTTACGAACTGTTTCGATTATGTTCTCAACTGCTTCAAAGATATCCTCAATTGTCTCCAATGGGATATAAAGCATGTTGTTTACGTCTACTCCAATAGCTTTTAAGAACTCTTCACTCAAAGCATTCTCAGTGTCAATGTATACTGCTAATCCACCTTTCTTTTGTGTGTTAGCTAATACGTGTGCCATGATTAAGCTTTTTCCTGAAGCCTCCATACCTTGCAACTCTACAATACGACCTACTGGAAATCCTCCATTAGGTCTGTTAGAGATAGCCAAGTCTAACAAAGTGGATCCTGTTCCGACCCACTCTGTTAAATCAGTTGGAGTTTCCTCTTGCCCATTCAGAAAATGAGCAGCTTTGAAGTCTTTAAACTTTTTGTTGAGACTGTCTGCGAGCAATGATGCAAGCTCATCTCTTCCGGAAATCTCATCCGGTGTTACTGACTTCTTTGCCATAAGGATTAAGAGTTAAAAAGTTCGTCGAATGCTGAGTTAATGTCCTCTACTTTAGTAGCAGTAGCTGCTGACTTGATCTGAGACTCTCCTTTAGGAGTTCCAGGTGCTTCTGCATTAGTGTCTGGGTTTAACCACTTCTCTAATGCTGTAGTCATTTCCTCGTAGCTCAACTCAGTATACAACTCAGTGATTTGCTTTTGACCATTTACGATCAATGCAGCAACTTCTTTATCAGTTGTAGCTGGAGTCTGGTTAGGTTTAGGTCTAACTGTGTAGCTTGGGAAAGCACCTTCTTTCTCTGCAGCAACGTGTTCTACTGTAATGTCACGTCCATTCATAATGTCAGTGATGTCACCGTAGTCTGGGTCAGCAATTACTCCCAAAAGCTCTTGGTAGATTTGTTTACCGAAGCTCCAGAAGCGTACTCCCTTTTCTTCTTCCCCACGAACAATTACAGGAACGTAGCAACGGAACTTTGGTTCAATTTTCTTACCTAGCTTCCAGTCTTCTTTGTTACCAGAACGCTTTAACTTTTCAGCAAACTCAACGATTGGGTCAGGACGTCCAAATGAAGTTGGCGATACCATAGTACGCTTTCCAATCTCATAGTGGAAGAACATTTCAATGAATGGGTTGCTTTTATCGAACGCATAAGGAACGATACGAACTTGGCTTTTTCCTACTGGTGGCTTCCAAAGGTATTCTGATACCCCAGATCCTCCACCGGAATTAGCACTCTTTTGCATCTCTTGGAGACGACTTTTAATTGCATCTAAATTGATTGCCATGTTTATAACTTATTTATTTATTTCTACAAATATACGAAACTTTTATGGATTAGACAACTCTTTTATTAGAATTGTTTTATATCCATCTTCTCCCTGCGATAATAGCATGCAGTCTTTATAGTCGTTCCAGTTGATGAGGTACGACTTGTCCAACACACCATTGTTTAGTGCTCTGATTAGAGCGTTTAACGCATTGATGCTATATAGGGTGTTGGTCTCTTTCTTTCTGTTTATTGAAATTGTATCTCTCAATCTTCTATCATTACTATATACGTTATACACGCATACTATGTTATCTGGATTATGAATATAGGTATAACATTTCAGATTTGCAACATCATTGCTGTAGGTCTTGTGAATATTACCAATGCAATAAGGTAAATCTTGTAGATTTGTGAAAGTGCACAATAATTGAGGTCTCATCTATTAATTCTTCTCTAGGTCGTCTATCTGCTTCTGTAGATTTGCCTTCTGCAACTGCAACTTAGCAATTTGATCATCAAGCTTAGCTTTTTGTATCTGCAACTGTGCGGCTTTTGTTGTGTCAGCTGTGCTTGAAGCCGACTCTAGTTCATTAAGGGCACCTTTTTTAAAAGCTCCGTAATTTATCCCAGTGTAGTCTATATCTTTGTTTTTCATAGGATTATACTATATGACTATAATTATCTCCTTCCTTCACCTTAAATGGAAATTTACTTGGAATTGTAGAGTGCAATATATCGAGCAGTATGCTCTTCTTTTCTGCTGGAATGTCAAACAATATACTGTCGTATGTGTAGAGTACTGGAAGCATGTCTTCGTGCAGCTCGCTGAACACCTGAGAGAGTAGTTGTACGTTCTGTTCAGTCTCTTGTAATTGAATAAAGTAGTTCAATACCTTTGTTGGAGACGCATCCTCTACATTAGCTATCTTACGTTTGGATATAGGACTTTGCACGTAACCTTGCTCACAGTACATTTTCCATAGTAGATCGGTTATTGCTTGTATTCTTGCAAAGTACTCTATGTGTTGGTATTGTCTCGATATGCCACCATACAATTGTCTAAAGGTCATTTCCTTTGCTTGCGCTATCTGCTCGTTAGTTGGATTAGCTCCAAAGTATTCCTTAGCTAAGTGTTCGTATATATTATCGTCATCAGCAATGTTGTATCTAGTTAGACTGGCTAGGATTCTTGGGTGGTACGATGTAAAGTCAACTTCCACCAATAGACCATTATCGTATCGTGATTTGAAACATTCACGAGAACCATCCTCCTTGTTCAAAGCTGCGTAGTTTACTCCACCAAATCTATTACTCGGTCTTCCTGTTGAGGTGTATAGATTATACTTGGTGTAAGCTTTTCCTTCCTTAACATAGCCTTGTCCTCCAAATGATTCCTTAAATAAGTCTTCGTGTACAGCAATACCATTCTTTTCTATTGTGTGGAAGGTTGTCTTAACCGCTCTATAAAACTCATTCGTATTCTCAGTATCGATTGGTAGCTTATCTACAAGCTCTCTACAATGCTGCTGTATCTTGATTGGATCAACTAAGAAGTTTGAGCATGCTGATCCTACTCTCTTTCTATAGAAGTTGATTTGGAGGTTGTACTCTTGCTCAGGTATGGTGTTAAATGACAAATAGCTGTTGATTAACGCATCCTCCATGTTTGGCAATGGTTTGTATCCACTGTAGCTTAAGATGTCGAAATCAACGATGTAACACCGTGTAGCAGTGGTAAAGTCTTCGTATGCATCCTTCTTTAGTAGAGCTTCTGGGTGTTCTATGAAGATTGTGAACTCATCTCCATCCAATACCTTAACGTACCAACCTATGATGGTGTTGTCCACAAGATGTTTTTGTGGATGCAAGCCAATAGCATGGCAGACAATATGCTTATCTGCTATTTGGTTCTTAAAATTATTGTATTGAGCTGTTGAGTCTATTATCACTCAACTAATATACTAAAAAAGATTCGGTTCAGCAAACTCAGTATAATTCCTGAATGCAAATTGCATCATTGGGTATCTTCTGATGATAGGCTCAAGTGTTCTTCTGTTTTGCGCTTCTATGCTTAGTATAGGTGGTCCAGGTTGTCCTGTTTGTGGATTTGTTGTTATGGTTGTCTCTAAGCTTCCTACAATTACCCATTTGATTCTGTGCAGTGTCCATATGCCTGAGTCTATACCTAAACTTCCTCCATAGGTGTTTACTTGCGATATTCCTATTTCAACTGGGAACTTTGTTGTGTCGAGGTTGTGCGATACGATATATCGTTGTATTGATCCTACTTCATAGTCGGTAGGTGTTGGAGCTGGTCTAAAGAACCTAGGTTGCACGAAAAGCTTTACACGACTATTGAATCGCAATTTCTTATCGTATGTGTAAATGTCTTGATTAGTAAAGGTTCCTGGGATTAGCTTCTGAATTCCAGATGACTTTGGCTTTCCTGTGTAAGCTACACCATCCACAATATGATACTGTCCTTTATACTGCTCACCGGTAGACTCTACAATATACTCATTCCCTTTTGTGTATAAGGTGTTGTTGGTATACGTTACGCTATATTTGCTAGTTGTCCTTGCCATTAGAATCGTTTTCTTGCTACTGTGTTAATGGTTGTTGTCCAATCATCGGGTGATACATCGTGTTCTACTGTGGTTACTTGGTACTTGGTAAGTCTTTGCATATCTGCTGGAAGTCTGTCACAAGTCACTGTCTGTCCCCATCTAAAACCTCCAATACCGGTTAGAGTTGCATTAAAGCTCATTGGTAATGCTGCTGTTGCACAATAAGCTGATATCCCTTCGTTTTGCAATGCTGCTAACTCTCCTTTACGTTTTTGACTCTCAAGATAAACTCTTGCTCCATCAATGTTTACACCAACTGCTTCTTTTTGTAATTTATCAACTGGATGCTCTACTTCATTAGATTCGTTGCACACTTTCATAGTTTGACAAAATCTCTCAAGAGCGTTGTTTCCGCCACTTGGAGCTTGAAACTTACCTAAGTTTCTTTTTAGGTCTCTGGTGTATTGCATGAAGCGACTAGAGCATGGTGTGTTCCCTGATGATGGTATCGATGAACCATCTGATGAGCCATTAGCTCCATATAGAGCTTGCGTCTTCATAGCGTCAGTCATTTTTAGCTCCAATTTTATTTCGCGACAGAATCCTCCGTTAGCTGGTGTTGCTAAGAATACAAATGGCTCTGCTTTAAGCTCTGGTGCGTTGGCATCGATGATTGCTAAGTGTGTTACGCCACCTGCTGATGCTCCTGCTTGCATCGATACATCTATCAGCTCGAATTCCCATGGACTTCCACAAGCTTTGTTTACATCAGACAATAAAGTCTTGAAAGCTGTCATTACAGTATCCTTGTTAGTTTCAAATTCCTTTAATCGTTTGAGAAGGTGAATTGTACTAACTCGTATATCTGTAAGCTTTATGGTGGTGTCTGACTCAAAGCAATTTCCTGAGCTTTCTCCGTAGACAGGACCTGCATTATCTCCTATAGGTGGTGATGCGAGTAATCCAAAGGAAGCAATTGATAAGGCTGTTTGGAAACCTGCTGATGCTAGTTCTCCAGCTGCTGCTATAGTTTGGCTGAAGTCAGATGGGCGTTCGAATGATAATCCACCACCAGGTAATATGCATACACGAGGATCTGCACTAAACCACTTACCCTTTTCTTGTGTTGGTACTTTTACGGTCAAGCCTCTTGAATCTACTTTAAAGGCTGCAGGCCCATTGTCAGTTAGTTGCTGTGCACTAAAGTATGAGAATAGAGATTCTACTGTTCCCCAAGAAATATAAGTCTCTTCTGCATCTAAGTCGGCGTCAATAAACAAAGTACTATCAGAATCCTCCTTACCAGTCTCGTCTCTTGAGAATCCTGGGTAAGCAATCCTCTCTGCTACAAATTCTCCATCATAACCCACAGCTCCAGATTTTACTGCAGTTATGTTATCTGGATCATCGTACAACTCCAAAAGAGCTGCTTGTAGTGCTGATGATTCCTCTACAACCTCTTCTTCTTGGTTTTCACCATCTGCAGTTTGTCCTGTGACTTTTTTCTGACACTTGCAGTTATCGCTCATTGTTGATACCGCTGTCTCAGATACTGAGTTGGCTGCTCCAACAAGTTCTAAGGTTACCGACCAGACATTGTCTTTTGGTTCTAAAGTCACATTCCAACTTACTACCCTTCCTTGAAATCCTTCGTAGTTAGCATATTGTGCTGCTATGCTTTCCATTTCTTTTAAAGCATCATTATCGAGCATTGGGCCTGTAATTGGCTGTACTCTTGGTTCTCCTGATGCACCAACACTCCATCCCCACTGCACTCGTACTGACATATCGGGTATGAGGTATGAGTTTGAAAAGTAGTTTAGCTCATCGTCAGAAAAGAATTTAAGTCCAAGTGTTGCTGATCGTGTAGTTCCGTATTCACCTTTAGCTGCTACCTTTAGGCTTTCAATAAGTCTTCTTGGTCTATTGTATTGGTCGTAAGCTAGTGAGTAGCTGTCGAATGTGCTAAGTGGAAAAGGCTCTCCATCAGCAAGAGACATTACATATATCCAAGTCTTTGCTTGCCCATGCATTGCATTCCAAGTCTTACTCGCACGTGCATTGAGTTCAGTCTGCACTGCTCCTGGTACTTGCTTTTCGCTGAACAGAGATGAGTTTGATATTGCCATAACTTTATTTGTTTAATTCGTCGAACAGTCTTTGTATTCTTACTGGATCGGCTGGTATTCTTACTTGTGTTCCTTCTGGGATAGCTATACTACCCTTTCCTAAGTTGTTTGCGTGAGCAATAATCCACCAATACTTTACATTTCTATAAAATTGATGGGCAAGTAAATCTAATCGATCTGTTGCAACTGTTCGAACATAAATATCTTTTGCATCAAAAGGTATGTTAGGATACAATACCGGTGGTACATATCTCCTTCCTTTATCATCTTTTTTTGTTGGTATGTTGTCGTATCTTCCTGACATGGTTATGGATTATAGAAGTTTCCACCTCTTACTAGTAGCTTATCGTCTTCCATTGCAAGTACTGCCAAATCTAGTGATATGTTATATAATTGTGGTTTTTCTGAATCAACGTCCCATGTAGCATCTGCAATTGGAACGTCTACCTTAACGCTACTGCAAGCACAAATTAAACCAGTCACCAATCCTGCTATTTGTATCCTTATAATAGGACCTTTAATATACTGGCCAGATACTGCACCAACTCCGCAAACATTCATTAATCTGTTTATTTTTGCTAAGGTGCCTGCTGAGTCAGATGTGCTGTTTGTAAAGTCAGTTGATCCTGGCATAGCTACTACATCAAAGCTTAGAGCAAGTTGTCTTGTTGTTCCTTGGTACACTTTAAATGTGTCCATTTGTCCAATGTGCTTATAATCACCATAAGCTACATTCAAGCTATCTGACAAGTTCTTTATGAACGCATCAAATATTATCAAATCCCCACCTTCTACTGGTGCGATTGATATTGTTGAATTTGGACGCTTAGCATTTGATCTAGGCGATCTGTTTACTGCTTGAATGATTTGGTCATAGGTGGTTACGTCACCATAGTATCTATACGATCCATTGAAGCCTTTTCTGTGTTGTCTGAAATCTACTTCGCTTTTTATTAAGTTGTTTATTTCAGTAGTAGGGTCATTTGCATCGCTTCCTAATACATTAGTAATAGGAATGTTTGGGTTTGGTTGGTTTCGTATACCCCCAACTTCGACACTCGCCACTGTGTTGTTTGGAGACTGATTTGCTGATTTGAAGTACTTTTCATAATCATCAACACTCTTCTCGTTAGCTCTACCATTAGACGCATCGTCCATGACAAGCTTTATCAGAGTAGCTGCTTGGTCTCCTCCTATCCCAGTTACTGGGTTGAGGATATTGATTGCTAGTTGTGATCGTGCTTGTGAGTTATATGTTCCTGCGTTTTGGAATGTCAGGTTGTCATTATTAGAATTTGGACCCACTCTATCGTATTGATCCAAACCACCTCCACCAGCACCAGGAGCAATCCCAGATTGTAGTTGAGCTTGCGTAAAGGCTGATGTTCCAGCTGGTGGGTTAAGTAACTTAGATACTGTCGCTGAGCGTGTGTGTGTTATCCTAAATCCACTCTCACCCTCCAACTCGTTTGTTGGGTTCAATCCTCCTTCACTATGTTGAGTTACTGCGTTGTTATCTGCAGATAAAGCGTATCTTGGCGACTCTCCACCTTGCACTATTACTGGTAGAAATCTTAGACCAAAGCCCAAAGATAGGTAACCTACAGTACGCAAGTCGATGCTCTGCTCATTTATAAACGCATTCTCTCCAGCTGCTGGTGTTGGTTCAACTCCATTTCCTTGAAGGACTTGCGGTACAGGTATCACAATGCTTGTCTGTGACCTTGCTTTGCCATTAATCGTTACAATACCTTGGGCAATCTCAATTTCGCCTACTGATGTAGCTTTTTCTGGAGTTGTTCCACCTTGGTTCTTTATTGTAATTATCTTCTTAATCTCAACAGTTCCTTGTTGTACTGTAGCTGTTGGTTCTTCTAATTGAATTACGCTAAGGTATTGTCCGTTGAGATAGTAAGTGCCTTGCGAAAGCTTTTTATCTACTTCACTACTTGGATATATTACCGTTATGCTACTGACATCATAAGCGTCTGGTACCCTAATTACTCCTTGTTTCTCTGCTAAATCGTATCGTATAGCTCTTGGATCGGACTCTCCGTGTATTGGTGTAAACAAAATTGGTCTTGGAAGCTCTCCTCCTTGTTGTCTAGTTTCTGATGGTAGTCCTATTGTCACTAAACTATCCTTTGGGATATCAATAGGCTTTTTAATTTTTATTACGTTCGTAAAAACATCTGTAACAAAGTATTGTGCTAGGTGCTTTGTTGTTCCTAAGCTACTCTGCTTTAGCCTATCCGCTAAACTAATCTGCTTTGCAAATCCTGGATTGATCTTTTGACCACCTTGAGATGGTGTACCGCTTGGAGTGAGTACGCTCGGCCTAGCTAATTTACTAAGTCTATCGAAATTTGCAAAAGGTCTGTTTACTGCCATTATCTAACTCCGCTTGTATTCATTGCTAAACGTAACGTCTCTCCAACTTTCTTGCCATCCATATTAACAACACCACCCTTAGACATCTCTGTTCTAAGACCTCTGATCTCGTCTATAAGTATTTGCATTTTGTCTTCTTCCTTACCACCAGCCTCTTCTTCTTCTCCACCACCCATTCCAAACATATCACCCAATGCAGTTAGTGCTGGTGCAACTGCTGCTAATCCTATCAAAGCTCCTATGATTGGTAGTGCTGCAAATCCTGCTAAGGCCATGACCGATAATCCAGCTCCCATTAGCATTAGAGCGCTTCCCACCATCATTAAAGCTGGTCCTGCTGCTCCTAATCCTATTAAGTTTACTGATAAGTTTGTTAATGCATCCGTATTTGCTATGCTTTGTACCAAAGCTAAACCAGGTACCATTGCCATTAATCCTGCTCCTGCTAATAACAACCCTGGGGCTGCAAACCAAGCAGATGCTCCTAATGCTGTTAATCCAACTCCCACTGCTGCTAATCCAATACCGACTGGAATAAGAATCTGCCAGTTGTCAGCAAAAGCTTGGAATATCATCACAAACGATTCAGCAACAGACTTAACTAATATGGACATTCCTTCAAATACCTTAAGTACTACATTTCCAAATGCTTCAATTACTGGGGCAAGTAGGCTTAGAGCGTAGGTTAGTGGGATCAAGGCTATGCCAAACATTCCTATAACAAGTGATGCTATTGCAGCTGCCTTAATAAGAGCAGGCGATCCCAATGCCTTTATGCCACCAGCTATTGCTTTTGCGTTCATTTTAAATGCTTCGCCAAGTCCTGGTATAGACAATACTGCTAATGCTGGTAGTGCTGCGGTCATTGTTACGAGAGCTAATGCTGACAATGCTAATCCTCCAGCTCCCTTTATTACTTGCGCATTGCCAAAAGACTTGATTCCTGTTGCTATATCTTGTAACGTCTTTTTGATGCCAGGAGCTCCTTTTGGTACTTTTTGAGCTTTTGTTGCAACATCCATTGCTTTATCCTCACCACCAAGACCTAATGCACCTTTAAAACCGCCTTTAAGCTTGCCCATTAGTCCTTGTCCACCAGCCATTCCTTTGAATAAACCAAGTACTGATGACAGTGTGTCTTTTGATGCTTGTTTCATTTCAGAAAAGCCTTTTACAAAAGACCCTACAAGAATAACACCATCCTTCATTTTACCTAAGAATCCTGAGGTTGATGATAGTATCTCGTCCATTGAGGCTTCTCCTGATGCAAGGGCTTGTTGTTGTTCTTCTGTTAAGTCATTTAGTTTATCTTGGTTTTTAATCATCTTACCAAGATCCTGTACAGATACTCCCAACGAATCAGCCAAAGCCTTACGTTGAATAGCATTCATTTTATTATACTCTGCTTCTCCTCCTACGTTAGCTAACACTTCGTTGGTCATTGTTACCAAATCTCCGTTGAGAGCTGCTTCACGTGCTTTATCTAAGTTTATTTCTTTTCCTAACAAAACAGAAGCTTCCATTTGTTTGTTGATAGAAGATTCGAAATCTAAGAGTTGGTCAGCCATCTTTGTTAGAGAACCAAATTCCATTCCTAACTTTTTGGCAGCTACTGCAGCTACTGCTATGTTTTTACCACTATCCTTACTATATAAAGCTACATCTTCTGAACTAGCAGCTATTTCTGCCATTACTTTACCAGGAGCAACGTGTGCTGCAGTTGCTAAGTTTCCTGCGAATTCTAGTGTGTTATTTGCAGTTTCTCCGGTAGCTCCAGGCATGTTCATAAACTGACCTGTAAGCTGTCCAGCAGCTACTTCAGATATACCAAAAGTCTTTCCTAATTGTGCTGCGTTTCCAATAACATCTGCAGTTGCTTCTGATGTTGATCCTAAAGCCTCAACAAGACCTTTTTGAGCCTCCATTGCTTCTTTAAAGCCAACTCCCCACGTTGAGAAATATACACCAACGTTCTGGGTAACTTTGCCTAATGATTGTGTTATTGTAAATCCTTCTTCTCTAATCTCAGCATAGCCTTCTATAACGGCCTCACGCATTTGATTCAGCTTACCGATAAAAATACCTGCTGCTACTGTGCTGTCTGTGAAGATAGCTTTCATAGTATCTATGAACTTACCAGTGCTACCTAATAGCTCCTTTGTCTCTTCGCCTATCTTCTTTAATTCCTCTGCATGCTCTAATTCTTTTTCCATTAACTCATTCCTCTCCTCCTGCTGATGAAGGACATGATCCATCTCATCTGCTAGTTGACGAATTTCGTTATTAGAAGCTACTAATCCTGCTATATCATTTTGCTTGGCTAGTAACTCATCCTGCATGCGTAGCAAGCTTTCTGTGTTATCTGTTCGTAAAGCTATCTGCATGTTCTGCTCTATTTCAGCAGCAATTTGCTTATGCTTCATTATTAACAAATCGTTTTCTCCAATTTGTCTTTCTGCCATTATTTTTACAGCAGCTCTTTCACCTGAGATTTGATCTTGTAGTGCTCTTGTTTGTACGTCAGCGTTAAATTTGAGTTGCTCTAATCTAGACTTACCATCTTTGAGCTGTTCTTTGAGTTCGTTTGTAAGATCCTTTGCTCCTTTGGCAGCATCCTTCATCCCCTTAGAAACTCCAGAAGTTGTAGCTTCTGCGATAGCCTTAGCTAATATGTTTGCTAAGTCAGTGACATCAATGTCATTGGGATTTATTTTTACTTGTTTAGCCACCTTTTATTAGAAAAACTTAGCCCAACGTGTTTTACCTACGTCATAGGCTAATAACTTTTTATACTTTCCTGGGTCGTTTTTTATATAGGAGGCTACTTTTGATACGAAGTCTTTTTCTGACATACCATGCTTTTTAGCTAATGCTCTAAAGCTAGGGTCGTTGAATACTCTCGCATATTGATATTCTCCACGTCTGTTGATAACACCCTTAGCAATGTCCTCAGCCTTATCTAAAAGCCAATGAGTAAAATCAGCCTCAAGTAAAGCATCACGTTGTTCTTCTTGTACTATTTTGCGAAAAGTCTCTTTATCCATGATGCGCATTTCTAATAAATATCAATCAAAGCAAAAAGCAGGCCTTATCTTTTAGATTTAGCCTTGCTGATTTGAGCTTGCTCTGCTTCGTGTTGTTTTTTGAGGTAGTCCGATAACTTTGTGTAATAGTACCGTCTTTGGAAGACTGGCATGTTATAAAGCTCGGAGTAGGTGAACCCCATTTTTCCATAATACATCAGATCAAAGATCTGGTCGTACAGCATGGGCCTGTAATCAGACCCCAGGCCAAAAAAACTTCACCGTGATGGGCATAGCCATCTTTGGTACTTCGTGACCGCAACTCTCACATTCGTGATGGAAGGTTGTGTCTATATCTGGAGTGTTTGCTTTTAGAAACTCTCTTAGTGCTAAACTATCTCTGGATAGCATGTTTTGTGATAGCTTGAATATTTCTGCCTTATCTTCGTTACCATCTATAGCTACTATCATTTGACGTAAGCGTGTTGTAAGCTCTGGGTCAATTCCTGTAATCTTAGATAGCTTCTTGGAAGCCTTCATATTCTCATCAATTTGCTTCTCGTCACCGTGTGTTAAGAACTTTAATGTAAGCTTCTTCTTGGTTACTGGTAAAGTAAAGTCGAAAGTAGTTTTACCTTTTTCGAATTGATCCCAGTCAATTGCTTTCTCGCTAAAGTCTCCTAAGTCGATTACATCTGTTTGCTTTGCTTCACATGATGGGCACGTTACCTCTACTGGATAGCTGTTACCATATGCTAGAATACGTGCAGCAATAAAGATTGCATTCTTATCCACTAATAACAAGTCATCATACTTAACTTTCGTTACAATAAGTGATTGCAATAGTTTATCAATAACAACACCTTGTTTGATTAAGGTAGCTGAGCTTAGGATATCTTCTTCCTTAGCTGTCATGTATTTAATCTCGATTTTCCCTTCTGACAGAGGATGTCCTTCTGGATAGAAGTAACCTTTAGATGGTAGGTCAATGATCTCTGTTGGACCATCGTACTTGCTTTCTACATTAGTTACAAAATCTTGGGTAAATTGGGCTTTCAAATCCTCGTCTGAAACTACAGGTCTTTTGCCTGGTAATGAATCGTTTACAACTGTGTTGCTCATATTAATAACTGTTTATATATAAGTATACGCTAAATAAAAAGTAAAGCCAACATTTCTGCTGGCTTTTCCTTATTAAAGTTTTGTGTGTATTAGTATTCCAATACGCAATAGTCTACTGCTAGAGTCAATTGAATCTCAACTTGAGTCTCAGTTGACCAGTCTAAGTCACCAAATTGTGCGGTCTTGATATAAGCACCTTTCACTTTCCAGTTCTCAATCTTGTCACCTACTGGACCTAATACAAAGATATCAAAATCTTTTTTGTAGAAGTCTGCATATCCATCACGACCAGTTACTGATTCGTGTTGAGTACGTACCCACTCCATTACAGCTTGGGCACCTGATGGTACGATTGGATCGTATAACGTCATTGTAATATCTCCCCACTTACACTTTCCTTTTACTTTACGGATAATGTTAATGTGGTCTAATACTACCTCACCGCATTCGATTTGTGGACGGGATACCTTCTTCATAATGAAAGAAGGTATACCATCAACTTGTAATATGAATCGATTCTGCACCTTAGGTTCGTAAGGTGTGTAGAATATTTTATCGTTTTCTATTAAGTTTGCCATTTTGCTTTATTTGTTATAAATATCTCGATTATGCGTTTTCGAATGATGCTCCAGTAGGTAAGATGTTGAAATCTAATACAATAAATTCTGCAGTCTTAGCTGGTTGGATAAAGATTTGACCGTACATTTGGTTTCTATCGATTACATCCGGTGTGTTATTGGTTTCATCCATTACTACACGGAAAGCATATAGTCCTTGACGTGCTTTTACTCTTTCTAAGTAAGGGTTAACAATGTTTAAGAATCTTTGACGAGTCTCAGTTGTATTGTTCTCGAATACTAAGTAGCGAGTAGAGCTTGCGATGAATTTCTTCAAAGCGATCAACAAGCGACGTACATTGATACGATCTAAAGCAGATGCTCTAACTTGTAGTGTCTTTTGACCCCATACACAGATACCTTGACCTGGGAATGTTGCGATTGGGTTGATTCTAGCTTCATATAAAGCATCACGTTGAGAGAAAGTTAATTTAGCCTCTACGTCCACTGCTTCAGCAATTCCACCACGATTCAATCCTGCTGGTGCAAACCATTCAAATGCTACGTTATCGTTATAAGCGTAGATGTTTGGTAGAACAACACTTGGTGGTACCCATACTGGCTTATTCTTGTCAGTATCCATGATCTTAATCCATGGCCAGTAAGTTCCTACATATGAGCTATCGATTCCTGCGTTAGCTACTGCTGCTACAGCAGTTCCTAAAGTTTGGTTTTGGATAACTGGATCAGCAATGTAGAAAGTATCTCCTCTTGTTTCAGCAACATCAATCGCTTTGGCAACTACACTTGAGTGGTTTGCTATTGTGATACCTGGTGTTGCAAGAAGGTTCATATCATACTGCTCAGAGTTTTGAATGATATTCAATGCCTTGATGTAAGCTTGGCTACCTAATGAGTTAGCATTTGTACAATCTAAACCTTGAGTATTTGCACTTGTAATGTTTGCTCCAACGTATTTTGGTACTGCTGGGTCATCTCCGTTAAATCCATCTTGGAATGGTACGCTAAATTTCAATATGTTAGATACATCCAATCCTCTTAGGGTTGATCCTGATAATGATGCTCCTCCTGTAAATCCAGTTGATGTGCTATCTACTGCTGAAGCACTTGGGTGGAAGAAGCAGTTATCTAAGTTAAATAACGTGTTTGCTCCTGCTGCAGATGCACTTGGCAACGCTTTTAGGTAGTTTTTGTTATCGTTTGCGCTAAAGTCAAAGCCATAGTATGCTTTAAGGTTGTAGATACCGTTGATAACAAGGTTTTGTGTTACGTATGTTGCTGGAGGTAAGCTAAATACTCCTGCGAATGGTTGTGTTAAGCTTTGGTGTCCTTTTGGATACAAAGCAAATGAGGTACCACCATTCTCAACGTCAGCATCCAAATCTACTCGAATATACTTACTTACGTTTGGATAGTCGCCTAATACCTTAACACTGTTATCTACAGCGTTAATTTGGTTATACCTATCTCCTATTCGACGAGCAATAAAGTTCGCAGAGTTTGGATCTAAATCCAAGTTATTAAACGACTCAAGCACTACTGGACGTTGATCAGTATCGTTGTAGTCACGAACAAGTACTGTGAAAGTTCCGTATACGTTTCCTATAGATGATGAAGTAGGTAGCGTTTGGTTGATTATACTAATCTTTACCTGTGTGTTTGTGTCTGTACCATCAGCTAGTGTAAAGAAGCGGAAAAGTGCTTTTGGATTTTGACCTGCTATTAGCTGAGAAGTTACGTATGGAGTTCTCGCTGGGCGGTATGGTCCAAATGTCGATCCTGATAAGTTGAGTGCTGTTGAAGCAGATAACTGCATTAATGCTGTTGGATTTGCATTGTTAGCAGCCATAAAGTCGCTAAACCACAAATACGCAAATGCATTTTGATTTGACTTAACGTTAGTACCTAATACCTTATCGAAGCTAATGTTGCTTGAAGGCACAAAAGATGCAGATAATGCAAAGTTTGTGAAAGATCCACCTGATCCAGATACTGATAAGTAGAATGATCCTGATGCACTGCCAGATCCAAATGAACCTATAGAAGATGTGATATTTGAGTTTGCTAGAGATAATCCATTGCTTTGCAATGCCTTAGCACTTGGAAGAGCAACACCTACAATTCTCTGTACGCTACCTGAGCTGTATGTTATTGCAAGTACGTTGTTTACGTTATATCCACCTTCCTGTAAGATACGAACTACTGTTACAGTGCTTGCATTTTTCAAGTAGCTTTTTACAGCATACGGTACATACGTCTCTTCGCTCAATCCACCAAACATATTAATGAAATCATTAAAGTTTGATACTACTGTCGGTACGAAAGCAGGACCTTTTAGGGTTGGACCAACGATAGCTGCACCTATGGCAGCAATACCGGCTGGTAAGAATGATAAGTCTTTTTCGTTTGTAAAGACTCCTGGGCTAACTATTTTTTCGGCCATCGTTATATTAGTTGATTAGTTTACATATAAATAGTATAACGTAACCCGAAACCTTATAGAATCCTCTTAGGAAATGGGAGTAAATACTCCACTCTCTAGATCGATTTCACCCTTTCCGTACTTCTCTTCTAGATTTTTAGCAATCTTTCTTTCTGTATCATTTAGCTCTAAAATACGCTCAGTAAGCACCTTCTCTTCTGATTCGTAAGTCTCTAATTGATTCTTTGCGCTGAGGATTGCAAGTTTGATTTGAACCAAGTCAAGTCCTAATTTTTGATAATTTCCTTGAACTTGTTTGATTTCCGCAATCTCTTCTTCTGAAAACTTGATTTGTTGTGACATGATAATAACTGTTTTGTTTTATATAAATATACGCATTTATACTAAAGTTAGACCCAAAGCTTGAATAAAATTTTCTGGTGTGTTGTATTGTACTTCGTTGCATGACATGGCTGTAATGTCAAACACAATTAGTCCATTTGTAGTATCGACCAAAAAGTTAACTGGTGAGGTTATTTCGTAAGAGTTGGGAAGTTGATCTGTGTCGAAGAGCAACTCTTCACCTCTTAAAATAAATCCATTTGGAATTGTTTGTACGTCTAAAATCATAATACTTGTTCTATTGAATATCCTAATCCATATCCTGAGTCGGTGGTACCTAATGTTACTGTGTATATTAGGTATTGATCAGCAGCCCAGTTTATTGTAGTTAGTGTTTGAGTGTTGGTGGTATCGTCTGTAGCAATACTAACTCCTGACCCTACCGAGGTAGTAGCGTTGCCTTGAGCAATATAGAAATCTCTTTTCATACTGTTGTGCACTGTGTTAGCTGTTAGTGTAGCTAATGTAGTTGCACCAGCGACTGCGTTTGAGGTATTAACTAATATATTGTAGGTAGCATTAGCGTTTGTAGATAATTTTCTGAATCTAAAATATGTTCTGATTATATCACCTGCTACTAGAGTATTGGCAGATATGAGTTGTGAATACACTATTGTTTGTGCTGTTACACCAGTACCAATTGTAGAACCAGATACTGCTGAGCCGTATCTTCCTGTTCTTGTACTTGTAACTACATTGCCACTACTATCCACTCCTAAACCAGCTACTGGAGTTCCTGTAAATGAGGTTGGACCGTTGTAGGCTGGGAGTTGCATTTGTAAATTATGCATGTTCCAGGCAGCAACTTCTCCAGTACTACCAGCGTTTGTGCCTTTGAGTATTCTAATTCTGTTTTGATAAAGATCGATAAAGGAAGCAGAAGTATAAGTACCACCAGAAGCATTAAATCCGATTTGACCTCCTTCCTGGACACTATCACGAGCTCCTAAGGTTATTGTATTTTCACTTGGTCCTAAGCTTGCAGTGGCTACTGATAGAGAACCGGTTATTATAGCATTACCGTTATATGGTAGTAAGTTAGCCCCACCTGCTCCTGATAAGGCGTATGACGCTGTAACTGCTAATGAAGCGGTGGCAGCATTTATTAAATTACCATTTATTTGAGATATATTAGCCATAAATTATTTTTATATTATATACCAATCGTTACTTGGTCTAAATTTCATTGTCCACCAATTTATATCTGTTGTACTTTGATAATAGATATGACCTACTATTCTTACTACATTATTAGTAGATGAAGGAGCAGTTATTGTCATTCTACCAGTAGTATCAGAAATATATACAGGTAAACCGTGATCTGCGCCTGATATGTATACACCTTGGCTATTGTCATCACTTACTCCTATATCACCTTCTATTAAAACATAACCACTTGCTTGATCAACACATATACCTAACATTTTATCCGGCCCGTACCCGACAGTAGCTTTAGGATTATACCATGTTCCATCAGTTTCTAAGTAAACTAAACTGTAGTCAGCTACTCCAACAGCTACAGTTGCTTGAATTACTTGACCACCATATGCTGGTGTATCTGCTACAGCTCTTTGTACTTGGCCTGGGATTACATTACGGTAATATAATTGACTATTAACATATGTGTCACTAGAATATTCTAAAGCAACATACGTACCTGTACCTTCTGATAGTGTTCTATTTTCCCAATCTATACTAGTTCCGCCAGCCGTATCATATAAAACTCTACTTTCCCAGTCTAAGCTAGATATAGTTGAAGCATCTTGTAATTGTTTGTTTATCCAATCTACAGAAACTACATCACCTCTACTTAATGTACCAACTACAGTATCTATACGAGGATTATTAACGCCAGGAACTCCTACTCGTAATGACCCAGTTATTACTAAACTACCGGATATAATAGCACTTCCTGTATATGGGAATGTTGGAGTGCTACTTCCGCCCGGTGCCCATGATGCTGATAAAGCAAATGAGGCTGAAGTTGCTCTAGAAGCACTTACTGCCCAAGATGCTGTTCCTAAAAGTGAACCTGTAAGCGAGGTGGCTATTAATGAACCTGTTATTTGAAACTGCGATCCAGAAGCAAAAACTAAATTAGATCTATTACTACCATCAACTCCATTTCCTATAATGAAAGCACTTTGTGCTGATGAAGCTAGGTTATATGATCCTTGAGCATGTTGGTATAATCCCAATGCTATAGTTCCTACCCCTTCAGCATGTGAATAATCTGCTGATGCTGATGTATATCGACCTTCAGCGTGTGATGCAATTCCTACTGCTACTGTAGCTTCACCTTCAGCGTGTGAGTTATCACCATAGGTAGTAGTCGATTGACCTTCAGCATGTGAATACGCGCCTATTGTTGTTGTGCCTTGACCTTCAGCATGTGAATACGCGCCTAATGTTGTTACTACAAACCCTTCAGCATGTGAATAATCTGCGTTAGCAGTTGATCCGAATCCTTGAGCATGAGCAAACAATCCAGTAGCCGCCACAGATGTTCCTTGAAAAAGTATACCTCGTATTGAAGCTGATCCTGTAATCCCTAAGCTACCTGTTATTAATGCTGAGCCTGTGAATGGAAATGGGTTTGAGGCAACACTTGGCGCCCATGATGCTGATAAGGCTTGAGAAGCACTCTGTGCCCAAGATGCTGTGCCAAACAATGAACTTGTTATACTTCCACTTACCTTTAATGAACCTGTTACTGTGTGAGTATCGGTTATAATATTACCTATATCTACCCCAGTTCCTGTTACTCTAAGTTCTACTGAGCTACCGCTGGTGAAAATAAATTGAGATCCTGTTACTGTAAGTCCATTTGTGAATCGACCTGATCCACTTACGTCTAAAGTAGAAGCAGGTGATGTAGTTCCAATACCCACAAAGCTGCCTGTCATTCTAACTAAATCGGCATTGTTTACTCTAAAGTTTAAGTATGATGAAGGAAATGAATTGTTAATTGAAAACATATCAATCCCAACAGGTACAACTGAGTTGTCTGAAATTCCAATTTGGAAACTTCTGGCACTAGGGTTAGCTGCTATAAATGCACCTTCCTTAGCTCCAACACTCCCCGATGAGGTAATTAATATTTGACCGGTGGTTTGGTATATAGCTCCATTAACTTCTAACGGATATGCAGGAGTATTTGTTCCAATTCCAACATTACCACTTCCACTAACATAAAGTATATTGTTTGCTGCTGGCGAATCTATTTTTAATAACCCAGAGTTAGATGAACCTGTAATATGAAGTGATGTAGAGGGTGCAATTGTTCCTATTCCTACATATCCATTATCTAATACTACTAGAGAAGGAGATGCGCTTGAGTTTTCTACTCGAAGTGCTGTTGTAGCAGATGTTGCACCTGAACCCCGTACTTGAAGGCGGGAAGATGCTGTAGTAGTTCCAATACCAATACCTAAATTACCTGTTGTTGATATATTAACCTGAGTTGTAGAGGTGGTGAGGTCTGTAAATCTTAACCCGCTGATTCTGATATTAGAGTTTGAGGGGCCAAAAAAGTAAATATCATTATTTACATAGAATGAAGCTCGAGTTACTATATTACTATTTGCATCGAGTGAAAAACCAGATTGAGGAATATTACCTATACCAACTCCACTACCCGAAATAAGCATTTTAGTAGAACCATTTGTTCTAAATGCTAATGATTGATTGTCATTAGTACCTAATAAAGCAGTAGCACCAAAACTATTTCCACCTTGTACAAATGCGTTTGTACTTGCAGTATTAATAAATGAAGCTGTTAGGGCATTTGTAGCCCAACTTGCGGTACCAAATAATGATCCTGTGAATGAACCATTAAACGATCCATTAAATGAACCTGTATTTGATAAAAATTGGTCTACACGATTTACTGTTAATATTACAGACGGTATTCCTGGGTGTGTACCTGAAATTGGTTCTGCGAGTAGTCTTATATTAGTATCAGCAGATATCCATATGATTTGATAATAATCTCCAGCTGCAGATGAGACAAACCAGTTCCAAGCTGCTACTTGTTTGTCATTGTTACCACTTAATGTTAAGGTAGTTGCTGTATCAGTTAAATCAATTCCATTTTTACGTAACCATATTACTATTTCGTCTGCTCCACTATCTGTTTTATCTACTTGCGCTGAGAATTGAATGTCATATACTCCAGCGTTAGTTGTTTTAATATATGTGTTAAAAGGATTTGTTGATCCAGATATTGATACTCCGTTTGTTATGTCTGTTGAATTAAAAGACATTGAACGAGGTACATTAGCTACAGGATTAGTTTGGGTTGTTGTATCATAAAAACTACCATATGATCCTGTTGCTGTGTTAAAGATTGTACTCCCACTTAATGTAGCACTAACTGTTACTTGACCTAAACCATTTGTTGGTGATAAGGTAACATTAGGACCTGCTAATAGTTGAGTTACACCACCATTAGCGGCGTAAGAAGCAGATAAAACGTAAGATGCTGTTGATGGTATGAGAGAGGTTAAGTCAATTGTATCTGTAGTGCCATCTCCTTTTGCAATTAAAAGATAGGTGTTTGCAAATAGAATGTTGGATGGCGATGATACGTAGAATGAGCTTGTGTCGATTGATGATGGAACATACGAAGCAGATAATGCATAGCTTGCGCTAGTTGCTGTTCCGTAAAGTGGGCCGTAGAAATTTCCACTAATGTTAATTACCGTTGGTAGGAAGTAAGATGCAGAGTAGGTTTCAAAACTATCTTTGTCAAATTCAATCGAAGATGAGTATTGGAAATCATCAGCAACAAGCCATCTATCGACAATCTCAACTGCTCCTTCTCCTGATCCTGAGTCATACGCTGAATAGTCGTATGATACAAGGTCTTCTAGTCTCAGTCCTACCTCGGACTGCTTTTGTACATCTCTACCTTGGTAACTTATTCCCATACTAATAAATAGGGCAAGTTACTATTATACTACCGGCTCTTCTGGAGTTGGTTCAGGTGCTGGAGGAGAATATTTTGTGAATGTTGATGCACTATTGATGGCATTAGCATTTTGAAGATTGTCAATTACATAGGTGTCTAAAGCGTCAATCAATTGGGTGTATGCATCTGTGATTGTAGGATCATACGTTAAAGTGGATTTGTCAATGCTTTGATATCCTACTGCTCCATTACCTCCAATGAATACGTCCATTGCAATTGCTCCAGCGTATTGAAGATGTGGTACTAATGTTAATAGAGGAGAGTCGTAAATCAATCCTGTTTGTGGATTCTGAAAAAATCCTGTTACTTTAACTGCCATGTTATTCCTTTTGCTATAAATATACTATGACAATCCAAATCTAGTTTTTGTAGCGTTGTAGTTTTGTGTTATTTCTTGTTGGGAGAGTGCTCTGTTGTACATCCTATAACTAGCTATACTACCTGTAAAGAAACAATTAATATTATTATTATCTCGGCCTAAGTTCCAAGTGTTTGTAGGCCATACTGTATCTCCTAGCCAAGTTAAACTTCTTGATGCTTTTAATTCACCATTTAGATAAATGTAAGAGTTTGTAGGAGTACCTTGAAATACTATATTATTCCAAGAACTATCATCTCTAAAATTAGAAGTGTGGGTGTATGATAAATATTGAAATGAAGAGCCTGAGGATAGTCCAAATTGTATGTTATTGGTTGAGTTAAAATTTGCTCTAATTCCGTATGTAAATCCAAATAAACCCGGGATAGTACCTGTAGTAGGAACAGTGCCTTTGCTTTGAAACCATAAGTCAATTGTAAGATTAGTTAAAGGAAAAAAGGTATTTCCTGTGCCAAAGTTAATAGTATCATTTACACCATCAAAGTCAAATACTCCATTATTAGCAGATCCAAATGTTACTCCAGATAGAGATCCAGTTTTATTATTCCCACTTAAATCTCTCCATGTCGTACTCCCACTAACATAACTTTTTGTGTTACCAGCATCTAATGCTAATACTAATCCATTAGTAACAATACTATTTCTTGTGTTTACAGCCATATTATGATAATCCGAATCGTGATTTGAGTGCGTTGTAGTTTTGGGTGATTTCTTGTTGAGAGAGTGCTCTGTTGTATATTTGAGTAAATCCTATATTTCCGTTAAATCCTTGACTACCTAATGGAGATGTATAAGCTCCTATTGTAAATAATGATGTGGATCCGGATGCAGCATATATAGATGATGTATTATATGTTCCATTAACATAACTACTAAAACTAGAGCTATCCCAAGTTAATGCAACATTATACCAAACTCCTGAAGGAGATGATCCTTTACCATGGGATACTCCTGGGTTACCACGGGTAAAACTAAATGCACCATCAAAACGATATATATAAAATCTATCTGAGTTAGTTCCAAAGGCTGCAAGTATATACCCGGCAGATGTACCTATAGGGTACACCCACATATTAATTGTGCCTCCTAAATCTTGTAATATATTGCTATCAACTCTAGCATAACTACTTGTTCCATTAAATTGTAAAACACGATTATTAGCCGATGGGAAAGTAGGAATACTTCCTGAGATACTAGAACTTGCTAGAGTCGCTGTATTGTTGTTCCCAGATAAATCAGACCATGTATTTCTTCTTCCATTTGTAGATGTACTTATAATGTATGGAGTAGCATA